TGTGGGATTAAGGTGGTGTGAGATGGATGCCTACAAAGAAACAACTGGATAATTTGAAGAATGGAAAAGCTACAAGGTTTCGAAGCGGCGAGGAAGCGGTGAGGAATGGCAAAAAAGGCGGGCAGGCATCAGGTGAAGCACGCCGCCGCTTGAAGTCGTTCCGTGAGCTGGATGCAGACTTCACAACGGACGATGAGCGCAAGGAGATGCTGGACGCGCTGAAGCTGAAGGCTAAGCGTGGCAACATCAAGGCTTTTGAAATTTATCGCGATACCGTAGGCCTAAAGCCTAAAGAAAATGTGGAAATCTCCGGTGAGCTTGCCAATCCGTTCGCAGGGCTGACGGATGCAGAACTGAAAAAGCTGGCTGGTATGGATGGATAAGCAGCTTATAACATTGGGAGCAAAGATAGAACTTGCAAGACGCAGGTTCTTTTTTTACGCCCAGCTGAAGAACCCGGACTTCTACCGAAGCGACCGCAAGTACCTGCAGGAGCTGTGCGATACCTTGCAATGGTTCTTGACCTCAGACAAGAAGATACTTGTGCTGAACATGCCTCCGCGTCATGGCAAAAGCTACACGGCCAGCAATTTCGTGGAATGGGCGCTAGGCAGGGATAACACCTTGCAGGTCATGATTGGCTCTTATAACGAAACACTGTCGACGCGCTTCAGTAAGAACGTGCGTGACAGCATCAGCGAGGCTAAGGCGGATATTTATAAGCCGGTCTATAGTGATGTATTCCCCGCCACCAAAATTAAGCGTGGCGACGGCGCTATGAACCTGTGGAGCCTTGAAGGGCAGCAGACAAGTTACCTTGCTACATCGCCAACCGGTACGGCAACAGGCTTCGGCTGCAGGCTGATGATCATAGACGATTTAATCAAGAACGCGGAAGAAGCCTATAACGAAAATGTTAAGGAAAAGCATTGGGACTGGTTCACCAATACCATGCTGTCACGTGGCGAGGGCAATTATAAAATCATCGTCATTATGACGCGTTGGGCTAGTGATGATTTGGCAGGCAAGGTGCTGGAATATTATCCGGCAGAAAAAATCGTGCATATCAACATGAAGGCAGTGCAGGATGACGGCAGCATGCTGTGTGATGGCGTGCTGGATGCTGAAAGCTGCATGGAGAAGAAGCAACTCATGGGGCTTGATATTTGGAGTGCCAACTACCAACAGGAGCCGATAGACATCAAGGGCAGGCTGTACAGCAGCTTCAAGACCTATGACGGCGCGCTGCCTGCCTTCAAGCAGATTCGTGCTTATACGGATACAGCTGATACGGGCGCCGATTACCTTTGCTGCATTATCTATGGGCGAACATTTGCGGATGAAGCATATGTGCTTGATGTTTTATACACGAAGGAGCCTATGGAGGTTACTGAACCGGCAACGGCGAGGGCTCTGGAACGAAACAGCACGAATGTGGCACGCTTTGAAAGCAACAATGGCGGGCGTGGATTCGCCAGGAACGTGAAGAAGCTGCTGCATAGCAACCATACAACCATTGAAACCTTTACGCAGCACAAGAACAAGGCTGCAAGAATCTTGTCTAATGCTACGTGGTGTATGGAGCATATTTATTTCCCAAGCGATTGGAAGAACCGCTGGCCGGAGTTTTATGCAGCACTGAGCAAGTACCAGAAGGAAGGCAAGAACACACATGATGATGCTCCGGATGCTTTGACCGGCGTGTGTGAGGACATCGTGGAGGTGGCAAGGCCTAAACCGATGCGCGTCAACTATTAAGAGAGGTGAAAAAATGCGTAATGATAAACATGGATTATACAAAATGCTGGAAGATGGCTATGAAGGCTGCGGAGGCTTTCTTGATGGCAGCTATTTAACACAGCACCCGCGTGAGGATGCAGGAAAGTACGGCATGAGGCGTGAGCTGGCGTACTACCTTAACTATCTGGCACCCTGCGTTAATGCTCATGTAGCGCCAATCTTCAAGACGTTGGCAGTGCGTGACTGGAGCGGCGCAGGCTCGGAGCTGTGGGAAACCTTCAGTAAGGATGTTGACTTCTTGGGCACCAGCATCCAGAACCTTATGAAGCAGGCTGCCTGCAGTGCGAAGCTGCAGGGTGTCGCTTATATCGTTATGGATAAGGCGCAAGGCGATACTGAGGATATGCGCGTGGCAGACCTGGAAGCGGACCGCAACAATCTGCCCTATGCTTTTGTAGTTAATCTTAATGCAGTCAAGGAAATCTGTCAGGATAAGCTGGGACGTATCACAAAGTTTGTTTTCGTAGAGCCTGATGCATACCAGGAACAGACGATGGCAACACGCACGCTGACGGCAGAAGGCTGGGAGCTTATCGACAGCAAAGGCAAGCACAGCGGAACCTGGAATCTTGGGCGCGTACCGGTTATTCCTCTGGTTAGCAAAGTGAGGAATAGTCATAATCCTTTCCCGCCTAGTGAATTCCTCAGCGTAGCTAAAACGAACCTTGCTATCTACAATATGTGCAGCTGGTTGGCTGACATCCTGGTAAATCAGACCTTCAGCGTTCTGTGTTACCCTTCGAGCGACCCGGACAGCATCACCATTGGTACCAACAATGCGTTGGGATATCCTCCGGAGAGCAGCCACGCACCTGCGTTCATCGCTCCGCCTGATGGTCCTGCAACGGTGCTGGCAGCGCAGATTGCTACGCTGCAGCAGGAGATTTACCGTATGGCCGTTGTGGTTAACGTAACAGGTTCCAGCAAGCAGCAGAGCGGGCAGGCTAAGGCATGGGATTACGAAGCAACGAATCAGATTTTGTCCGATTTTGCGGACCTCGTGGAAGCAGCGGAAGAGAATCTGGCAAGGCTGTTCAGTATCTGGACCGGTGTGCCGCTGGAATACAGTGTGAACTACCCGAATGACTTCAAAATCAGTGAGGTTGAGCAGGAGCTTGCTAATGCTGAAATTGCTAAAGGCTTGAACTTTGGCGATGAATTTAACATGGAAGTATTCAAGCGCGTTCTTACAAGCTATCTGCCGGAGCTTAAGGCTGATGACTTTGACGCACTGGTGAAGACCTACGAAGAGCACTTGGAGCAGGAAAAGCTGGATTATAGCCATGCTTTTGGTAATAATGGCGGTGGCGATGATGGCGACGACGGACAGACTGGCGCAGCTGATTAACAAACTGAATAAGAGCTGGCGTAAGGATGCTAAAAAAGCAGTCAAGTATCTGATGAGGCTTTTGGCTGAGGGTGTAAAAACAGAAGCTGCCATTACTAAAGTACAGCAGCGCTATCCTAACCTGTCTACGCTTCCTGAGCTTCAACCGGCGCTTGTAGAAGCTGCTGCTTATGCCTATGGCATTGTACCTAGCGTATTGACTACGGCACAGGTCAAGCTGATGGGTGAGCAGTTGGCCAGTAAATGGGATGAAAGCGGCATGACGCTATCCGAAAAGCTGCATGGCGTAGGCGTGAAAATGCGCGGTGCCATTGTAAGCACCCTGCAGGAGCAGATGCGCCGGAACAAGACCTGGACTGAAGCTGCAAGGGCGTTGTATGACGGTTATGGCGACGATGGCCAGAACGTGTATAACGGCGGCAAGGATATTATCAGCAGGCAGGACCTGCCAAAGTATCTGCAGAAGGTAAGGGAAGCTACAGGCAACGACCTGCAGGCATTGGCTGAGCAAAGGCAGGCCATTGACAACATCAATCGTCTGGCCAAAAATGGCGCACCCAACAAAGCACTGCAGGCAGCCTATAATAAATTGCTGGAAGCAGTGCAGAAAGGCAATGAAAAGGCTATTGAAAAGGCCGTGGAAGTTGCTGTCAACGAAAAATCCCGCTATGTAGCCGAACGTATTACCCGAACCGAGATGGCAAGGGCGTGGGCTGATGGCTTCATAGCAAAGATAAAAGATGATACTGATATTGTGGCTGTGAAATTCAAGTTAAGCAGCCGTCACCCTGTTTTTGATATCTGCGACATGTACCTCAAAGCTGATATGTATGGCTTAGGTGCAGGAATATATCCCAAGGATAAGCTGCCACCTTTGCCGGTGCATCCGCATTGCTTATGCCGGTATGTGGAAGTCATTGAAGGCGAAGTTGATATGCAGCAGCAACGTGACCAGGTGCAAGAAGCTGGCGATAAATGGCTGAATAGCTTGCCAGAATCACGCAGGGCGCAGGTGCTGGGGCGTAAAGGCTTGAAGGCGTGGGAAGATGGTGAAGACTGGCGCAAGTATATGCGTGGTTATGCTGGGCTGCGGGAAGCAGAGAGCAGGCTGCAACTGTACAAACCAGTAGAATTGAGCGAGAAGACTATAACTGATGAATATCAATCGCCAAAAGGTAGCATCAAAAAATTTCAAACTAGAAAAGTTAAAAATGCTGCTTATGATATACATGTTTCAGAAAATGTCAACTTGAAACCTAAGATGTTGGCAGAAGTCAACAGACAGATAAATAAGTGCATTGATTTGCTAGGTGTTCGGAACAAAGAAGCGTTACCGAAAATAGTAATAGCAAGTAATGATGACTTGAATGACGCGTTAGGTTCTTATGTGGCCTGTGAAAATAAACTGTATATAAATTCTGAGACTCTTCATCGAAAGGCCTATGAAAAGTATCTTGCTACGCTGAAAAACCCTGCTTCAAGGAATCCTTTGATGACAATGCTACATGAAATGATACATTGGCAGGATGCAAGAAAATATGTTGCTAAATTTGGAGAAATAACCCAACAGGACGAATATATGGCGCATATAATAGAAAAACATAGGAGTTTTGTAGACAAATTAGTGCAAAAGAGGTATAATTTTGCTGAGATAAGTGACTATGCATCGAGAATGTACATAGGCGGTAGATATGATGAGGTAATGACTGAATATAGGGTTAAGAAATTATTAGGGTGACTAGTATGAAATTGGAATTTAGTGATGAAGTAGAAAAATTATTTGAGGAGATTTCGCCGTATGTTGTGGGATGCGGTAAGTTGTCGGATGACGCGCCAGCTGATATAAAAGATAAAATGCAAAGGTATAAAGAATTGATAGCGGATGCAGCCTGCTATTGATTTACCTTTAAAGAGCAGTCGTCTAATAAAGAATATCGATATTAAGCAGTTATTCGGGCAATCCGAACAGCTGCTTTTTTGTTAGACTAATTTAACATCGTTAATCAAGCACGTGTAACAGCGTGCTTTTTTATTGCCCAGGAGAGGGTACAATATAGGGCGGAGGCCCATGATATGGAGGTATCAGAACAATGGAAATGAAACAGGTTTACGAAGCACTGGAAAAAGTTGAGAACGGTGCTGACCTCATCGCTGCTATCAAGGGCGAAATCAACACTCTCAACAACGAAGCTAAGAAGCACCGCACGGCAGGAGAGCAGAGTGCGACAAAGCTGAAAAGCATCTTGGAGGCTGTTGGTTTGGTCGATGGCGAAGATGTGGTAGACAAAGCCAAGGGACTTAAGACTACATTAGACCAATTTGCCCAGGGCGGCAAAAAGCCTGATGAGGTCGCAAAGCAGATTGCTGACTTAACCGCACAGGTTGGCAAGGTCACTAAGCAGCTGGCTGATATGACCGAAACCGCCAAAGCCGAAAAGACCAAGCGTCTTGACGGCATGAAGATGGCTAAGGCTGTTGAACTGCTGACTAAGGGCAACGCTGCGAGCCCGCAGAACATGGCTAAGCTGCTGGAAGGCAGCATCGTTGTTAAAGACGATGAAAGCCTTGCCTATACCGGCAGCGACGGCAAAGAAATCAGCTTGGAAGATGGTGTTAATGGCTGGCTGAAGGAGAACAGCTGGGCAGTTAAGGCTAACGGTGCAGGCGGTGGCGGCAGCAATGGCGGTGGCAGCGGTACTGATGATCCGTTCCTCAGTGGCTTTAATTCTTAATGACGAAAGAGAGGTTTTTTTATTATGGCTATTAACTATGCAGATAAGTACAGCGCAAAAATTGACGAGCGCTTCAAGACCGGTGCGCTGACTGCTCCGGCAATCAACAACGATTATGATTTCACCGGCGTGCAGACTGTAAAGGTTTATTCTATTCCTACCGCAGGCATGAATGATTACACTTCTACCGGCGCAAACCGTTATGGTACCCCGGCAGAGCTGGAGGATTCCGTTCAGGAGCTGACCTTGACTAGGGACCGTTCCTTCACCTTCACCATCGACAAGAGCAACTATCAGGATACCGGCATGCTGAAAGAGGCCGGTGCAGCATTACAGCGTCAGATTGACGAGGTAATTATTCCGGAGCTGGATATTTATCGTCTGGCAAAAATCGCTGCAGGCGCTAAGAACAGCGCAACCGCTGCAGTTACCAAGGCTAACGCTTACAGCGCCTTCCTGGACGGCACCGAAAAGCTGACCGACGAGAAAGCGCCTTTAGGTAATCGTATCGCTTATGTGGCTGCGTCTTACTTCAAGCTGCTGAAGCAGGATGAATCCTTCATCAAGGCTTCTGATCTGGCACAAAACATGTTGGTAAAAGGTCAGGTAGGTATGGTTGACGGTATTCCTATTATCGTGGTGCCTGCATCCTACATGCCGGCGAAAACCGCATTTATCATTACCAATCCTATCGCCTGCTGCGCTCCTGTTAAGCTGGCAGATTATAAGATTCATGACAACCCGCCTGGCATCAACGGCTGGTTAGTTGAAGGTCGTGTGCGCTATGATGCATTCGTTCTGGAAAATAAGAAAGGTGCTATCTACGTACATAAGACTGCTGCAGAATAATGAAAAGCGTAGAGATTACGCGCGAATTTGATAAGCTGGTGCGTGCTTTCGAGGCCGCACCGGTCCAAACGCGCGACATGGTACGCAGGCAGGTGAAGATGGCCGTCAGAGATGTCAGGGAATATGCGCGTGACCATCATCGGTTCGTTACCAGAAGCGGTATGACTGAAAAAAGCATTATGAGCGAAGTGAAGGAGAACCAAGGCACTGTTTATCTTGGAAGCAGTACAGCTGTATTCCAGCACGAAGGCACTAAGGCGCATTTGATTGTACCACGCAGTAAAAAGGTGCTGCGCTTTGCCGTAAACAAGGAATTTGTCTTCAGCAAGCGTGTGCGTCACCCCGGCATAAAGGCGGACCCTTTTCTTTATACGGCAGCTGATGTTATGCAGCCTGTTATTGTCAGCAGATTTGCCAAGGCTTTAGACAGTCTGCTGGGAGGTTTATAATGGATTACATTGATTTTGGAGATATACAGGACGCGGTGCTGGATTGCAAATATGAGGATATTGTCTATGGCAATGAAATCATAAACAGCCTGGCAAGCAGGCTGAAGGTAACCGATATCCCCGAGCCTGTACCTTACATAGTCAAGCGCTTGGGCGTTGTGGCTGCCTGCTATAACAGATGTCTGCTGCAGACCGGCACAGACCCTACAACCGTATTCAACGGCGCTGGCGGTGTAGAAAACAGCGATATATACGCACAGAAGCTGAAGCTGTACAAGGCTGAGATGGAACGCCTTATGGCAAGTATTACAGCTGCTGATTTTGGCGTCACCGGAGGGCAGGGGAGAGCAAGTATTCCTCTGTATCGCTCATGAGCAGACGTACCGAGATCACAGATGTTATCATGGGACTTTTACAGGACCAGATACCGGAAGTGCATTGGAGCAGCCTCGTTACCGGTGCCGGCCGTGGCAATAAGCTGGAAGGCACTGTGAGCTGTGACCGTATCACCTATGTGGAGATGACTAAGAGCGGACGCAAGGGCGTACTGACATACAGCATCTACCTGTTGGATACGGCAAGCGTTGAAGGCGTCGATGCCTTGGCTGATAAGCTGGATGCCTTGCTGACGCATTATCACGATTTAGGCGGCTGGTGTATTGACAGCCAGGTTAAAGAAATCGTTTTTGGCGTGGCGCAGGGCAAGGCTGATGCAGGCATGGCGCTGATTACCTATGAAGTTTATTTTGATTGTTAGGAGGAACAGATATGAGTGAATATACTTTCCCAACCCGCACCGATGCGACCAGCACTGCGACTGCGGGCAAAGATTATTTGATTTACCTGAATACCGGCACTACCGAAGCAGCTCCGACCTGGACTCTTCTGGGTGGCCAGCGCAGCGGTGATTTGAACCGTGAAGCTGACGAGATTGATGCTTCCCATAAGACTTCCGGTGGTTGGAAATCTACTCTGCCAGGTTTGCGCAGCTGGTCTATCGACCTTGAAACCGTTTACCTTGCGGGTGATACCGGTGCCAAGTTCTTGGAGGCTGCTTTTTTGGCAGGCAAGCAGGTGCATGTTAAATTTGAATATCCGGATAAGAGCTTTGTTACCGGTTGGGGTTCTATTACTGAATGCTCTCTGAGCACTCCGCATGATGATGTTGCTACTCTTAAAGGCACCATCAGCGGTGATGGTCCCCTCAGCGAACAGAGCAAGGGCTGATTCTTAAAATAAGGCTGGCACTTAGCTGGCCTTTTTCTTATATGGAGGATAACGAATGAAAAAGATTGACATTAAGGCTTTTGGTGAAGGTCAGCAGATTTGGTTTAATATCGGTCGCCTGCGCCGTGTAGAGGACATGTTGAAATGTCCGATTGGCGAGGTGCTGCAGGACGCTGACAAGCTGAGTCTGAAGAATCTGCTGGTACTGCTGAGCGTAGGCATGAGCCAGAACGGCAATAAGACTGAACAGTATTATGCTGAAAAGATTGATGAGGCCATGGAAAACGGCTACAGCATTGCCGATATCCAGCTGCCTGTTGTGAAGGCTGTGGCTGCCAGCGGTATTTTAGGCGTGGGAGCTTATTATCAACTGTTCCCGGACGAGCTGACTGATGAGCAGAAGGCTGATATTGAATACGAAAAAAACTAATTAGCGAGGGTGGTGGCTGCGTATCTATGCGGACATGGTACAATGCAGCTAAAACCCTTGCTTTTGGTGAATTAAGGCTCAAACCTTGGGAGCTTGACAGGCTTTCGGTGTTTGAGTTTAACGACATGGTCGATGCATGTAATGAAATAAGAATGGCAAAGCGGTGGGAAACGGCCTACTGGGTAGCTAATATCATTTCCCCGCATCTCCGCAAGCCTGCCAAAGCAGGTACACTGATGCGGCCATTCCTGAAGCAGAAGACCAAAGAAGAGCAGGCAAGGGAGCGGGAACGCTTCTATGCTGATTTTGAGCGTCAGAGGAAGGAGGCAGGCAATGGCAAATAAAGAAATATCCGTCAAAATTACAGCGGATAGCAAACAGGCTGAGCAAGGCTTCAGCAGAACTGCAGCAGCAGTAGAAGCTGCAGGTGAAGCTGCCGGCAGAATGTCCGCAAAAATGAGCAAATCGACAGCTATTCTTACCGATATTGCCAAAATGTTTCAGCAGCTGAATTCTGACGTGAAAGCAATGCGCAAGAGTCTGGACAGCATCGACAGCAAGAATGTACGGCGTGTAGGTGATGATCTGGAAACTGTCAGCAAGCAGTCCAAAAAGGCAACCAGCGGAATAAAAGGTTTTGCTGATAAATGCAATAAGATGACCGGAGCGCTTAGCGCTATTGCTGCAGTGCAGTTAGGCAGCGTCTTCACCGGTATGGCGGGCGGTATTCTTAATATGGGTATAGCATCTGTACAGGCTGCAGCACAGATGCGTCAGTATGAGATTGCCTTTCAGACCATGCTGAAATCTGCTGAGGCAGGTACGCAGATGCTGAGGGATTTACAGCAGTTTGCTGCAGAAACACCCTTCGACGTACCCAGTGTTGTAAGCGCAGGTCAGCAGCTGATGGCGTTCGGCTTTAAGGCTGAAGAGATTATCCCTATGCTTACGAATTTAGGCGATGCAGCCAGCGGTTTAGGCTTAGGGACTGAAGGCGTGAGCCGTCTTGCATACGCATTAGGGCAGATGCAGACTAGCGGTAAGCTCAATGCTCAGGACATGATGCAGCTTACCAGCGCGGGTATTTCGGCATGGGATATGCTGGCGCAGGCTGCAGGCAAAACAGTAGCTGAAATGAAGGACCTTTGCTCTAAAGGCGCTATTGATTCTAAAGCAGCCGTGCAGACCATTGTAGCAGGCATGAATGAACAGTTCGGCGGCATGATGGCCAAGACTTCGGACGAAGTTGCCGGTCTTCTGGCAAACATCAAAGAAACTGCCGGCAATACTTCCGCTGCTGTAGGCAAATATCTGACGGAAGCTTTTAACATCAAGGGCATCTTGAAGGATGTATCCGACAGGCTGGGAGAGTTTCAGCAGAAGATGCAGACAGCAACAGAGCAGGGCAAGAGCATGGGCGACGTCATCAAAGAGTGCGTGCCTGCTCCTGTTATCGCTGCAATAGGTGCATTTGCTGCAGTGCTTGTTGTTGTATCGGTTGCAGCCGTAGCGACGTTAGGCGCGGTGCTGGGACTTTCTGCAGGTATTGTGGCTGCTGGTGCTGCAATCGGTGCTGCTATTGCGTTGGTAATCGTCTATTGGGATGATTTGGCTAATGCGGTAAAGGCAGCTGTGCAGGGTATACTTGATACTGTTGTTATCATCGGTACTGCTGTTACAGAAGTTATTCTGGGCGTTGTACGGTGGATTCTTGATACGATAGGCGATATGTGGGCAGATGTTACAGGTGACCATAATAATTGGTTTAACGATTTTGCCGATATGCTTGGCGATGCTATGGATGCTGTGGAAGATTTCGCCAGAAAGGCTATAGAATGGTTTAATAAGGTTTTTGCAGCAAAGCAAAGAGCAACAGCTACAGAAAGTTCGGCTGATGATGGTCATGGTGGTGCCGGTGGCAGCTATGGTGATGATTCTTCTGCTGAAAAGCCTGAAAAACGACCTGCGATACCAAAAAGGCCGCTTATAATCCCAAGCAGAGATACCAATGTAGCTAGAACAGGTGGCAATAGCCGAAATGAGAATTTTGCCTTGAAAGCTGCGCAGGAAGAAAATAAGATTAAGCAAGAAAGGCTCAAAATAGAAAATGAATATGTGCGCTTAAAATTAAAAAAGGAAAAAGATTTGTTTGAAGCTCAAAATGCTATTGCAAAAAAGTATGGTACTGACGCTCAAAAGTTAAGCATAGAACTTGCAGAAATTGAGTTTAAGAAAAAACAGGAGCTGCAGGAAGAGAAACTGGCCTACACGGAACAGATGCTTGCTGCTGAAAATGCACTTAAGGAAGCGCAGCTGCGTGGAGCTTCCCAAAAAGAGCTGGACATGCTCAAGGAAAAGCTGGCTTTGCTTAAGGAAACCCATCAATATACGATTGATAACATCAATCAGACTGCTGCTAATCAAGCTGCTACTGCTCAAACTGGTTATAATAACCAGAAAATCGGTTGGCAGGCTAATTATAATGCTTCTGGTACTGTTGGACAGATGACGATGGCTAACGGTAAGTGGAAAGAAGAAGCTACTGAATCTGTGAATAGTAGTCCTTGGCTAGACGATAAACTAAAATTGGAAGCGCTGACTGCAATCAATCAGAAATACGATGAGCAACAGCAGAAAATCAATACCATAAGCAAGATTCAGCAGACTAGCAATCAGCTGGCGAAGGATTTTTCCGGTGCTATAACTGACTGGATTACCGGAGCTCAGAGCTTCGGAGATGCTATGAAAAACATTCTGCAGCAGCTCATTGCACAGCTTATTCAGGCAGCTATTTATGCAACTATCGTAGCTGCTTGCACTGGCGGCGGTGGTGGTTTTGCGGCACGTTGGAAGGGTGCTTTCGGCAATGCCTTTGCTTCAGGTGGTGCTGTCGCTGGTCCCGGTACCGGTACGAGTGATAGTGTTCCGGCAATGCTCTCTAATGGCGAATATGTCCTGAATGCTCAGGCTGTAGACCGTTTGGGCGTACCGTTCCTTAATGGCTTGAATACGGGACGTTTGAGAGGCTTTGCCAGCGGCGGGCTTGTCGGTTCCGGCGGTGCTTATAATCGTCCTGTCAGCGTTGCTTCCTCCAGCAGCTCTACGAGCAACAGCATCACTCTTAACGTATCAGCGTTGGATGCATCCAGCTTTGCTGACTTTTTGGCGCGTGGAGGCATGCAGGTTCTAAAGCAGGCAACATTAGACGACAACCGCAACTTCAACGCGGCGTTTGATACTTTTTAAGGAGGATGCATATGGCTGAAAGAATATTTCCTCTTGACAGCGGTGAAACAGCATGGAGCAGTACACTGCAGCAGGCGTGGGAGGTCACACAGACAGAAACCGCCAGCGGCAGGCGTAGGGCGATTTGTAGCCAGCTGTATCCTAAACTATCTTTTAATGTGAGCTTTACAGCTTTAGACGATAAGAATCTGTCGCTACTAATTGGCTTTTATGCAAAATGCAAGGGTACTCTTTTACCCTTCTTTTACAAGGATTATGGCGCGCGCGTCGAGCTGCAGGAGCTTAGTAGGGATGAAAGCGGTAAATATCAGCTGTTTATTAAAAATGGCGGCTATGTACTGCCTTGCGAAAAGGCTGATAATGTAAGTGTTTATATTGATGATAAAGAGACTGCAGATTTTACATTGGACGGGGACATACTGACAGTGCCAGCTGCAACGGCAAAAAGTGTTGTCAAAGCAAGCTTTGACTATTATTGGCGTGTACGCTTCACAGATACACTTTCTGTTACCCAGTCTTTTGCGAATGTAAACAACGTTAACTTGAAATTGGTTACAGTGAGGTGATGAAGATGAAAAACTGTACGTTAGACCTTGCTCAACACCTGAATACAGATAATGAATTTGTCTGCTGTGATTTGTTTACGCTTAAGCTGGCAAACGGCAGCATCTGTCGCACTGCTGAATTTGACAAGGATATCAGCTTTAACGGCAAACTGTACAAGGCTGACCGCTTTATTATGAAACGCGAGCAGACGAAAAGTTCTGGCGCGCCTTCAGTTGAAACCTTGAGCGTGACGCTGAACACTGACCTCCTGCATGATGATAAGGTTGATGGCAAATATCTGCTGCAGGCAGTGCATGATGGCACGCTGGATGATGCTTATCTGACGCTTGGACGCGCCTTTCTGGACGCGGAGACAGGAGCTGTCCTGGGCGTGCTGGAGCTTTTTACAGGCAGATGCGAGATATCGTCTTGTGGCGGTATCAGCTGCAAGCTGTCAGTAAAGAGTGAGACTGTTGGGCTAAATGCATCGGTACCCTTACGCACCTTTGCACCGCAAAACGTCTACCAAGAGGCGGACGGGGTGGTCAGCACGGCTAGCAAAGACACTTACACATGTATGATTCCACTCAAACCATCGAAGAATGTGCTGGTGAAGATATGAATAAACTCCTTGATTTAGCAAAAACCTATGTAGGCACGCCGCATATCAATGGCGGTGACGTGAAGGGCGCAGGGCTTGACTGCTGCACCCTGGTGACAAATTTTTATGCTGAGCTGGGGCATAAGAAAATAAAGGTCGAATTTGGTTACAGTGCAGACTGGTATTGTCAAAAAGGCTGTAAGGAACTGCTCTTACCTTATTTAGAAAAACATTTTGTGCGCACTAAGTGCTTGATGCCTGGCTATTTGGTCAGTTACCGTTGGGGACACAGCGAATATGCGCACTTGGGCATCTATTTAGGCAAAGGCATGCTGCTGCATTGTGACGCTGATGATGGTACGACCATTACCAATATTGATGATCCGAAATTTACTGATGCCCTTGGTAAAAGCAGAATAACAGGATTTTGGAGGCCTAAACATGGGGTTATTTAAAAAGACAAGCTTTACAAGCCGCTCAAATAAAATAGATGCTTTTCAAAGTACGGTCTGTGAGTTCGGAACTCCGGTTCCGCTGCTTTTTGGTACATGTAAGGTTTCCCCCAACCTGATTTGTTACCAGGACTTTACGACTAAAGAAAAGCGCGTGACGCAGAAAAGCGGCAAGTCCAAAAGTACAACAATCACCTATTTGTACTATGTTTATGCAGAGCTGGCTTTAGGCGAAGGCGTAATCAAGGACGTAAGCAAGGTGTGGGTAGGCGATACAGCATATAATTCTTTGGCAGCACTTAACGCCAACGGCCGTAACGAAGGCGCGGGATTATCGTTGAATCGCGGTGATAATAATGCACCAACAACGTATATGTCTACAAACCATCCTGAGATAGCTACAGGATATACTGATCTTGCTTATCTTTATGGAAAAATCTTCTTGGGAGAAGACAGCGCTTCCATGCCGTCCTATAGTTTTGAAGTCAAGGGAACGCTTATAGACAGTAATGACGGGACTGATGCCAATCCGGCCGGAGTTATCAAGAATATATTGGATAGTATTGGACTTGGCGAATACATTGATCTTCCAAGCTTAAAAAATTATGCCAGCTATTGTAAAAATGCTGACCTGCTTATCAGCACTTATAATGACGCTTTCTCCAATCAGAAAAAAGCGCAGGAAGTCATTGCTGAGCTGTTGGAGCTGACGAATACCTACATGTTCTGGAGCGTGGACAGGTTTAAATTTGTTCCGCGCGACGATATTCCACGCGGAACGTGGAAGCCGAATACAGAGATTATCTATGATATTGATGCTGATGAACTGATTAGCCAGGGCGGTGCCCCTGTTGTTTTCAAGCGTAAGGACAGTACGGAGATATACAACTATGTTACTGTTAATTTCCTGAACCGCGCTAATGACTATGAAGAGGAGAGCGTCAGCTTCCAGGATATCGCCAGCATTAAAACTTATGGTGTGCGGAGTGTGAGCTATGACGCTAAATGGCTGCACACGAAGGAACGCGCTCTGAAGTACGCACAAATGAAAACGCGCCTTGCGCAGACGGAATGCAACCAATATACGCTGAAGCTGCCTTGGAAGTATTGTCGCCTTGAGCCCGGTGACCTTATCCGCATCACAGATGATGCGATTGGCATTAAAGGACAGGTTGCAATGGTCAGCGAGGTTACAGAAGCAAACAACGGCTTGATAACAGTTACTGCCCTGCAGCGTGCTCCTGGTGATTACAGCGAGGCTAAGTATAAGGTAGACAATAAATACCAATACCAGGACTTCAACGTGAATCCGGGCAACACTGCAACGCCGCTCTTCATTATCCCACCGTCTGACCTGGTGGCGAGCAGCAGCGGCTGCGAGCTATGGATAGCCTTGCATGGCGACAGCGAAGACTGGGGCGGCTGTGACGTTTATGTATCAACCAAGGACGGTGATTACAGCTACAACGGCACGCATGGCGTGAGCAGCGTTTATGGCTGGCTGGTATCTGATTTGTCTTATGACGGAGATAGTGTTGATATAGAGCTGGACAACCCTCGTGCCGTAGAGCTTTTAACTGGCAGCGCTCAGGATGCTAAAGATGGCAATACGCTGATTTGGATAAACGGCGAGTGCATGAGCTATAGCCTTGCAACGTTGCAAGGCTCAAACATTTATACTCTGAGCGGCCTTGTTCGAGCACAATGTGGCACCAAACAGGGCGAACATTACTATGATGACGACGTTGCTATACTTGACGGCAATATTTACCCAGTGTCTTTGCCTAAATCCTATATCGGTAAAACACTGTATTTTAAGTTCCCAGCGTTTAACGCCTTCAAGGCAAACGGGCAGGATTTAGCTGACGTTGACTGCTATACGTGCGTTGTTGGTGTTGGCGATTTGCCTAACTGCACAAACATTATGGCTTACAACAAGTATCGTGATGTTGATGGTGTTATTGTGTACCATGACATTATTGTGGAGTGGCAACCGCCGGCAGGATTTGGCAACTACCAGCAGGCACAGGTTTGGTACAAGGCATCTACGGAAAGCAAGTGGCAATATGGCGGGCAAGGGTATAACAAGGCTACATTGCCACAGGTTGACATTGGCGTGACTTATGAAATTGCTGTTTGTACACAGGACGTTTTCGGAAATGTAGAAACGCCTGACAGCAGTGCCCAAACAAGTATTCTGGTTGCACTCTCAACGGAAATACCAAATACTCCGGAAAACATCAGCATCACTTTAAAAGATGCCGTAGTGATTAAATGGGATGAGGTGCACAATGCTGATGTTAAATATTATGAGATACGTTTGGACGCTAACGTCGGCGTTGATAACGCTAATTTTATCGCACGGACGGCAGATAATAGCTATACAACAAACGCTATAACCGCACGTTACGGCACGATTTACGTCTTTGCTGTGTCAGCCTACGGCAAGGTCAGCGCCCCTGCAACAGCAGCATATAATTTTGCTGCACCGAACGCGCCGAAAATCAGCGTCAAGGCAAAAATGCAGGGCATTGAATGTCGCGTATTGGAGAGCATCCCGAATAATTGTATCGGCGTGCATTGGTACTTTGACGGAGCGACGAATGACAGCGACGACAAAACAGCGAATCTGAGCTATTTTAAATCGCTTGACGCTGGCGTGTATGAGGTCAAAGCGTGCTACTACAATTATTTCGGTGATGGCGCGTTCAGCGGCAGCCAAACGGTGACAGTAAAGGCGACGATTGACGCAGGGCTGATAGAGGCAGGAAGCATTGCCGACGATAAGCTCGATGCGACTATAAAAAACAACATTGCCAACGCTACGGCCAACGCAAATGCAGCGCTTAACAACAGTAAGATCACCGCTGACAAATTAGCTAAGGATTACAGCACGACCACACAGACAGAAACACTTATTGCTACACGTGTTGCTAACAGTTTGGGCAATTACAGCACGACAGAACAGACCGCCAACATGATTGCCGGCAGCATTGCTAATTTTAAAAATGACACACTCAGCCAGTATAGTACAACAAAGCAGACCGAGGAGCTGATAAGCTCGCAGGTAGCAAGCTATACTGACGGAAAACTGAGCGGTTATAGTACAATTGAGCAGACCAACACGGCAATCAGCAACGTGGTTGTAAAAATGGACGCTGCGACAAACAAAAAATTAGAATCATACAGCACAATACAGCAGACGCAAGATGCCATCAGCCTTGCGGTAAAAGATATCGACCTTGACGGCAACGATATTATCACAAAAATCAACATCGCTGACGGCACAATCCTGCTGGACGGCAAATACATCCATGTTACAGGTGATACGCAGATTGACGGCAATGTGATTACAAACAATATGCTTGCAGGCAGCATCAGCGCCGATAAAATGGCGGTAGATAGTTTGTCAGCCATCTGTGCGACTATCGGTACATTACGTACAGCAACTAGCGGAGCAAGAACGGAAATAAAAGATAACCTAATAGAAGTTTATGATGAGAACAATGTATTGCGTGTAAGAATGGGGGTATGGGAATGATTTATGCAGGACTGCTGATAGTAATTGCTGTTGTGGTGTATCTAATGCGGAAGAAGAAGCCTGCCGAACAGCCGAAGCAGGAAAAACCGAAACTCGATGAAAGTACGGCGACCGTATCGCCAACGATAAAAAATGGCGAAAAGGTTATTGTTGCTAAAGATGGTGTAAAGACAAAGGGGACGGTGAAGATTTTGCCTTCGGGATTACAGATATTCGATGCTAATGGCAATGAAATATTAAGCACACAAGATTTGACCAAAACAATTTACGGAACTGTTCACACTAACGGTAAAAGTGGTGCGGTAAATGATGAAAGAATAAAAGTGGGAGAAACATTTATTTTCCCGTATTATTCAAAGATTATTCCTATTGGCAACACAGAAATTTTTTACGCAGCTAATAAAGCTTGTTCTCCGGTGTTCAGTATAAAAGACGGTCAAATAACATGGGAATATTATCATGCGCCTAAATACGGCATAGAAGATGTTAAATTTATGTATGGAGGCAGTATATGAGCAAATATTTTCAAGCGGTTACTGATACGCAACGTGCCCAAGTAGATGACAGAACAAAAATACTTTTTTTACAAAAAAAAGTTAAGTTAAGCCAATATTACAGGGATATAGTTAAATACAATTATTATGTAAAAGGTGAACAACGGTACAACGGAACAGGTTACGTCTACGCCATCGCGCCGGTAGAAAATACTCTCATTTTCCTCGGAACAGATTCTGAAACGCCATTAAGAATTTGTTGCAACGTCGGAGAACCAATGTTGTATAACAAAGATGATGCAACTAGCATGGGCACATATTTCTGCATTTCTATAGATGGCGCAGAAAAAGAAATTGCAGATGATATTGATGTATATTTTTTCTCGTTCGATATGCCAAATGACGAACGTTGTGGGCTGGAAGTTTTTGACGAAAATGGCAAAAAAATATTTACAAGCAATTCAAAAATGTTAAAAATGCTAGACTTTTACTCGGAACAACACGGCAAATTGCTGGACGGCTCAACGTGGGATTATTTTGACAAAATGACTGAAAAAACATATAGCTATCCTGAAAAAAAAATAGCATTTTATTGCGGACAAAGCTGTTTTGGTGGCGGTGGCAGCGAACAAGGAAGTTGCTATTTTTCTGTTTTCAATTTGTCGAAATCAACTTTGCAAAATAAATTTGCGAACGATTGGAAAACTTTTTCTTGGGACGGCGGCACTTATAGAGGGTATCCGGCTACTGATTTCGGGCTAACGGCTCACAAATCAACAAGGGTGCCGTTTACAATGTTTGCTGTTATCGACGTAACCAATTTATAGAGGTGAAACCATGCAGATAGAATTTGAAATTGACGGTATGCGGCTGACAAGAACGTCAGACGCATACGTAACAAATTTTTAAGGGAGGCGACAAATAATGTTCCAAGCTCAAAACAACAACATCGTTATCATCCGAGGTGACAGCGCCGCATTTTCCATCGGCGTGTCTGACACCAACGGTAACGATGTTGCGCTGACTGACGGCGATGTGCTGACGTTTACGCTCAGACGCACACCACGGAGTCCGACCATCGTCCTGCAGAAAACAATCACTGACGGAACGCTGACCATCAATCCGTCAGACACGCAGGATATGCCGTTCGGCTCATACGTTTACGACGTAGAGCTGAAGCGGGCTGACGGCTATGTTGATACAGTTATCCCGCCGCACGAATTTTTATTGCTTGAAGAGGTGACGTACTGATGGAGAAATTACACGGCACACTGACGGCAACATCAGCAACGCTTCATGGCACATTGTCGGCACGGACTATCATCGGCGCTGAGCTGTACGAGGGAGCCTATACGGTACACTCTGCAGCGCATGAGGCACAGGAGCTGCCGACAGCAAATAAGCACCTAATCAAAAATATTACAGTCGAAAAAATACCGTACTATGAAACATCTAATCTGTCAGACGGTATTACAATCTACATCGGAGATGAAAGGGAGGTCGAAATCTATGGCTGAGAAAACTATATCTAAAGTTGTATACGGTGGCAAAACGCTGATTGATTTGACCAGCGATACCGTTACCGCTGATAAGCTGCTTAGCGGCGTTATCGCACATGACAAGAGCGGCGCGGCTATTACCGGTGCTTGTACATTTGACGCCGATACCAGCGATGCGACTGCTGCCAGCGCAGAAATTTTGAGTGGAAAGACTGCTTATGTCAATAAAATCAAAGTTACCGGCGAGATGAGAAACAATGGTGCGGTTACCGGCAGCATCAGCAAAAAAGCTGAAGCGTACAGCATCCCTATCGGCTACCATGACGGCAGCGGCAAGGTAGCAATCAGTACCACGGAGCAGGCTAAAATTATTGCAACCAACATCAGAGCTGGCGTAAGCATTTTAGGCGTAACAGGTACAATGTCTGGTACAGAGAGTGTCAAGGCACAAGCTAAGACTGTTACGCCGACCACGACACAGCAAACCGTGTTGCCTGACAGCAGTCAAGGTTTTAATTACCTCTCGCAAGTTACCGTCAACGCTATCCCATACAACGAGAGCGACAATGCTCAGGGTGGTAAAACTGTTACTATAGGCTAAGGAGCGTAGAAAAAATGGCAGTGAATAAAGTTATATACGGCGGTAACACCTTGGTAGACCTTACCGGTGATACCGTCACCGCTGCCGATTTGGCAGACGGAGTAAAGGCGACAGGCGCGGACGGTAATCCGATTGTTGGCATAATGCAAAAGGTAACCATCGACGCTGAGCTGTCGACTACTAGCACTAACCCTGTACAGAACAGGGTTATCAAAGAAGCCTTAGATGGTAAATTAGGTAAAAATGAAACAGCAGCAGCAGCTATCAAAGATGGTGCAGGTAATACAATCTCTACTACATATGCTAGTAAAGCTGATGTATCTGCGTTGCTGAGCACTAAGTTAGGTGTAAATTCCACCGCATATGCAGCTACTAGGGATGGTGCAGGTAATAACATTGTTGAAACTTATGCTAAATTTGGTACTGCTAACACATGGACTGCACAGCAAAATTTTCATGACCTTATGTTCAACCGAGAGAAATACACTACTTATGTTGTCAATGGTACATCCGATACACCTACTACATCTACAATGCTCTATACTGCGGTAGGTGCATTTACGCTCAACCTTGCTACTTTAACTGGGGCATTAAGTGCTGGTCAATCATCCGTATTTACTGCATATTTTGCTGCAAACGCTGACTACACCCTAACCATCACCAACGCTGGAACTATTAAATACATCGGTAGTGCTAGTGATGTAGCTATTACAAGTGCAGGTCTGTTGTTGAACATTATGATGCTGAAAGATGCTAGTAATAATCTGACTAGCATTGTGCAAGCATCTAAGTTATCGTGAGGTAAGCAATATGGGACTTAATAGATTGCTATTATCAAAGACAACTGCTGAAGATAATGTTTTTATCATGACCATGGGGCAGCAAGGTTATCAATATGGATTTAGTCGCTACAATGCTTCTTTCGGCGAGGTTGAAGGCAACGTGCAGCATGAAGGAAAAGCTGTAACGCTAATAATGCTTTGCCTTTATAGTTCTTTTCTTGACTTTGCCTTTAGCATTGAGGGTGTAACAAGTGGAAGATACAATGTTACCATTAAAATAACATCAATGGAAACAAACACCACGGCAAACATTGAATTTCCGAATATACCATATCAGAGCTACATCCCCGGCTTCTATGAATATACGCAGAATCTAACTTCTGACGCTGCGAGTATGTTTTCAAAGGCGAACGTAGGTAAGAAGTTTAAGGTCGAAATTGTGTTTAACTAAGGAGGACAAATGCAAACAACTTATACATACAAAGAGCAGACCTACTCTAATTTATATGAGCTTTCCGAAGCGTTAGGCAAAGACGGCGTGTTTATCCCATTGTCAATCGGTGACGAGTCTTTAGCAGAATTAGGCGTAACTGTTATGCGTGAGGAAGAACCGTTAGAAAACGTAAAACAGCACAAAATCATGGAGCTGAAGCGTCAGCGTGATGCTGCGGAGGTCGAGCCGGTGGAGTATGGCG